CTAAGAGCTTTTCCAGATCGTCGTCCTTTAGTAGTGCTTCCTACTACTTCCGATGCTACTTTTCTTACTCGTCCGGGTGCTTTTCCTTTAAGAGCAGCAAGCTTACCAAGAGCTTTAGCACCTAGTTGAACACCTTTAGCAGCAAGTCCTCCCACAGGAAGCCACGTCGCCAAATTCATAAAAGTCTTAGACTTACTCAATATCTGTTCTGGAGTTTCTTTTACATATTCTGAAAAAATTTGTGTATCAACTTCATTAAATTGTTGACCTCGTTGAGAAGACCTTTGCATATTTCTTACAGCTCTATCATAGCCTTCCTTTTGAAGGTTGGAGCCTTTCCCTGCGTCTCTCCAAGTTTTAAGACGATTTTTATCCTGCCAAGTTGGCTTCCCTTTTTTAGAAGCACGGATACGTTTTAAGATGTCACTTTTAGAAGCCATAGTTGTTTTTCTCCTATCCTTTTTAGAGTTACTTGCTAGATTGTCAACTTTGATTAAATAGTCTCGGGTTTCATCAGGAAGTTTACTTTTATCTCGACCTCCCTTTATCCATTTTTCAGCATTTCCCGGCCCCCAATTATATGCAACCAGACCAGCCTCTGGGCCATATCTTTTAACCATTGCTTTAAGATAATCTTTTCCAACTCTGGTATACTCTTTCTCAGTAGAATCTCTGGCAGCAGTAACTCCAAATCCGGGCTTTTTTGCTGTAGTTGGTAAGACCTGCATACGACCTCTAGCACCTTTAGGACTTACAGCATTTGGATCACCACCACTCTCTACTTTCTCAACGGCTTTAGTAAGGTTCTTCAGAGTATAGCTAGGAGACACAATTAAGTCTCCATTTTAAAAGACTTACCAGTCTGGTAATCTTCATCAACAACCACATCTTCAGGCGGTCCCTGCACATCCGGTCCCTTCCGAGCAGCACCGTAGCCCTGACCAGTTGGCTTACCTAGTATCTTATTAAGATCGGGAGGATATTGAAGTAGTATATACGGTCCTCGCATCTTACTTATCCCTCTTCATCATCTTCTTCCAGAGCATATAGCCACCCAGGCAAACCATAAATACACCGATTGCTCCTATGACCCAGCTTCCCAGAGAATTAGTTGCTACCTCTGCGACTTCCACAACTTTATTTTCCATTTAAGATCTCCTTTTCCTTTGTCTACCTTTTGCTGCCATCTTATCAAACTTTTTACCATACTTCTTACGACCTATAAAAGCTGCCAATGCCGTAGGATTAACTTTGGGACTCTTCTTCTTTAGTTTCCCAACAAGTTGTTTAAACCTCTGACCAGAACCTACAGGAGGTTTACGTTTGGCTGGTGGTTTCATAATCTGTTGCCTTACGCTTGCTCGACTAACCATTCTTTAATTCCTAAGAAGAACCTCGATAAATCATACGAACAACATCATTACCATTGGTAACTTTACCACCCAGCTTTCGATATACAGTACCACCCTTCTTCATATAACGACGACGTTTTACTTGACCACCCTTTTTAGCTTCTTTTTCAAATGGTACTAAACCTCCATAAGTTCTCCTAAATTTTCTCTTCCATTCCTGTCCAGCTGGTGGTTTTAACCTTTTAAAACCTTCTTCTGTAATTCCAGCCTTGGGATGTTTCTTATTAAACTGTTTCCAAGTCGTATTAGGTTTAATATCTTTTAGATAACCACCCTCTTGCATATAACGTGTTCGTTTAGCCTCAGACATTGTACCAGCCCGTGCTTCCTCAGCAGGAGCTAGACCAACATGACTCATACCACCATATCTCTTATGAACTGTAGGTTTCCTTTTAGGTTTTGGTGGAGATTTCTTTTTATTAAGCGGAAGCCTTCGTGCCGAAGCTTCAATCATATCTTGAATTCTTTTTGATTTTAATCGTCCAACATGTGGATGAGGAGGAGCTGGATCTCCTGTTCGCTTATGAGGCTCATTCTTCCGTGTTATCTCTGCATGTGTTTTTTCAGCAAATTTTGGTTTACGTTTTAGCTTAGAAACTGTAGGACGTCTTTTGGAAGATCCAACAGGTGATTTAATAAGAGGTGGTTTACCTTTTCTTTTAACAACTTTAGCTGTTTTATGTGCCATTAACTTGCTCCTTGTATAATTGTATCGGGACTACCAGCAGGAGAGGCAGCAATTTCCATATCATCTTGCCGGGTTCGTCTGGCCTGATTGCGTAGTAGTTCCACAGCAGTTTGATATTGTTTCTGCCATACTGGAAGATTAGCCCAATCTTTCATATACATAGTTGCCTCGGACATACATCCTGCAAATAGTGCATTATAGCAAAACTCACTGAAGTAATTACTCGTGGTAACACTTGTCCCTGTGGCAGATGCCAGAGGTAGAGGTATGGATTCAGTTTGAATTTCACCTGTCAAGGTAGATGCAGGCGTTGGAACTATATAAATTTGTGTATTATTTTTCATTGAATAGTATCTGGGAGTACCTGTGGAACTACTAACAGGCCAATAGTCTATTGCGTATTCCATTGTTCGTTGAAGAAGATTAACTCGAACACTAGATGCACTAGTTGTATAGTTCACGTTGCGAACAACACGAACACGATCATTCGGCAAAGACACTGTGCATTGTCCTGCCGTCAAGGTAATCGCTGAATATTCATTCAGACCTGCATCATCCAGATCTTTGATCATACGGTATTCTGTTCTTTTAACAAAGGCAGAAACTTGCGAGGCAAATTCCGTAGAATCGTTTTCCGTTGTGTTAACCAGATCCGTTTTAAGATACGAATAATCAGGCATTACTAACCTAGGAATGCAGTAAGAACGCAGCCATCTGTAGGACCGGAAACACTCACAACTCCGTATACAGGAACACCAATCTCACCCATATAGATATCAGAAGCTGCATTAGCTGCTACCTGAAACTGTATAGCCTGTCCCTCGGCTGTCTTATTTGTAATCTGTCGCTGCCCCTTAATTGTATAAAGACCAGCAGCAGTTGCCAAAGCGTGAATAGCAAGAATACGAGTAACAGTTGGAGTAGGACTCGAACCCCCACCATTGCTGCCAACCGTGGTATCTGTATCCACATATTTAAGTACTGCATCACCCGTGGCTATAGCAACTTTAATATTTGTAGCCATCATATCTCCTTATCAGTAGTAAAGAGAGAGTGGCTTGCACCACTCCCCCTTACTAGAGTTATTAACCAGCACTACCGTACCAGCCACGCCAGTCCGAAACACCGAAGCTGTAACGCTCCCGTGCCTTGAACCGAAGATTGCCGGTATCAAAGTCTGGCTCCATCTTAGTCTGAAGTGGCGAACGAACAAACATCTTGGTGCCGTTCGGTACATCAGTCTTGACAAACCACGCATCAGTGTCGGTAAACCGACGATTGATGTGGTAGCCCTGAGGAACCATACCCATGTGACGAGTAGCATTGATAGCGTTCATATTGAAGCCACCAGAAGTAGCGCCCGATGCAGCACTGGCTTGAGTATTGCCAGGACTGGAAAGAACACGATCAGCCACCGCCCAGTAGTCAACTGGGATATGCAGAGACACTGCACTCGCACCAATCAGAATACCACGATCATCCTTGGTTTTCTGAATAGCAATAAGAGCCGTCTCCAGAGTTGATTCAGCGAGATCAGAGGCCGCAAGAAGATTGTCTTGCAGACCATCAGCCACCGTTGGATGAGAATCCGAGAAGAAAGCCACACCATCACCAATAGTATCAGAGAAACTATTGTTGAAAAGATTCGCAGCCTTGACCTGCTTGGTATTTGCCATCGCACGAGCCAAACCCTTGGCACGAAGCTTTGCAAACGTATCGTACAGGTTATCTTCCATCGCTTCCTCGGTGATAGCAAAGGCCAACGCCACGGTCTCGGCGGTATACCGGGCCGTGTAGCTCTCCTGTGCATCATCGTAAGAAACAGCCGCACCCTCTCCCTTGGTAGGAGCAGTTCCGAATCCGGTGAAGAGGACTTCTTCCTCAAACGCCCGATCAGAATTCTCTACCTCAAAGATAGCTTGATGCTCATTATTTACTTCTCCGTACTCCAATCCAAAAATAGCATTAAGACCAGGAAGAAGTTCTTTGTTAATACTAGCTCTATTAATAGCCATTATAAATCCTCCCTCTTATGCCGTTGAAGCCGTAGCGCCAACGTACCTGTCACGATGCTGGTTAATCCAGCACTCAACAATTGGATAAGCGTCCGAATCCTTTTCATCAGGATACTTAGCCTTACCAATAACACGTACAGCCGCTGTTGCTTCAGTACCTGAAGCCCCATCCAGATAGTAACTTGACTGACCTGTGACAGTGCTACCAGAACTTGCAGTTGAACTTACAGTTACATTATAGTTCTTTACGATTATCAGCTCCGCCGCTGACAAAGATAGAGAAGCTTGAATGTAGTAAGCTTGATCAGGATTAGTAATTACGAAAAACTTGATATCCGTAGCACTGGTCCCACCGTTCCAATATCGAGCAAATTTCTGCGCTCCATTTTCAACATATTGACAACCCATGAAAACACCCGAAGGCTTTAGGGTAGCTGCAATGTAAGGTGAAATAGTGGCAAAGTTTGCCCCCGGCATAACTACCGGATCACCCGTGAAAATACTATTAGTTGGCGATCCCGCCATACCCGTTGAGGTAAGCGTGATCATGTCAGTGACAGCTTCATTGCTGTAGCTACCACCTTTCATACGAGCAGGAATGAAACCACGAAATGCTTTAGTAGTAGACATGCTTCATCTCCTTATATTGTGAGGATTAGTCCTGAAAATTAGGCATTCTTCCTCTTGTTGTTACAGAGCGACTTGTGTTGGAAATAGGCATACGAGAATCAGAGTTCTTCATCAATTGTGCATTCACAGCATCCATCTGATCGTTAGCTTTATTCTCGTAATATTTTCTCCGAGCCGCCACTTTACCGGCTGGCATCTTAACCAAGGCCACGTCTCCACGACAGACCGCACCTTGATACCTGCCTTCTTCCCTCACGAAGGATGTAAGAGCCATCTCAGGAACTTCATCAGGAGTAACGAATATCCAGCCTAATTGTAGTTTCTTACCTACATTCTGGCTGTCTTCTTGACCTTTACTGGAGATACGTATCCAACGTAGTGACATACCCTCGTTATCAAACTTTGCTTGCACATTGTCTGGAATAGTCAGAGCAGTCGGCTCTTCAAAAGTCCATTCATCTTCCCTGGTGTTTTCTTCCCGTAATGTATTACTACGTGATTCATTCCGTGTTATCATGTTTCTTTCCTCCACGCTTAGTTGATATTAGTATATTCGCCATCAGCTTGGCTAACCTTAAGCTTCTCGGCGGCATACTGTTCAAGTGGTATTCCCCATTTTTGAGCCAAACTCACGTCTTCTTTTGAGAGTTTAACTTTCTTTCCTGAGGTCGGAGACGAGCGTGAAGCCCCCGAAACCACCTGAGCAGGTTGTGACGTATTTGCCTGCACACGTTCATACTTTTGAGGAAAAGCTTCTTGAAGCCTCTTGTTAACTTCCTCGTAAAATTCATTATCATTAGGATCGTATCCTTCTCCCTTTAGCTCTGCATCGATTGCAAGAGCCGCAGCCGTTCGTATTGTATCCTTACCAAACCACTCATTTTTCTCTGCCCATTCAGTAGCCCTGGGATCTTGGGTCTGTTGTGGTCGAGGTTGGTGAGGAACTGGCTGTGCTTGCTCTGGCCTTTCTTGATAATTAACTTTGGCAAAATTAACCATTTTTAAATCTGCCTGTGCATCATTCAAAGACTCTTGAGCATTAAGGAGCATTTCCTTATCACCATCTTCAAAAGCTTCCAGATAAACCTTCCGAGCTAATGCCACTTTATCTGTGAGCTGCTTCTCAGAAGTATCAAGACTTAGCTTATTTACATCAAATAATTCTTTATCCTTATTTTGTAAGGTGCTGCTTAACTGTTCGTTCCTAGTTATCAAGGACTGTATCTGGCTATCCCTGTCTTTCCTTTGTTTGACGAGTTGTCGTATCCTTTTTTGAGCACCATTAGTTTCGATACCTTCTAGTTCCTCAGGTACTTCCTCCTGAACTAGGGAAGAACTTTCTATCTCTGGAGTTTCCTGAACTTCCTCTAATTCATACTCAACTGGTTTCACCTCTGAATTAGAAATGTCAACTTCACTCCATTCTTCTTTTTCATCACTCATGTTATTCTCCGCTGTTTACGAGACAAACGATTTACGTTTGGATAAAATATGTCTTATACTATTATATCATATTAAATTGAGTTTCCCAAATCATCCGGCTCCTTTTCCAAGATTAAAGGTGGGATCGAGATCCTTGGGGTCTTCTACCCTCATTACGATCTGATCATCGAACAAAAGAATAAGACGTACACCCTTATAGAAAAGCTTGGTTCCGGCATGTTTGCCGTAGCAGACATAATCTCCTACGTGACACCAAGCACCTCCGGGGAACTTGTCCTTATCGAGATATGCCAAGTCTCCAAGCTGAAGGACTTGAGCCACAGTTGTTAGATAAGACATATCATCCTTTGTCGAATCCGGTATAAAGATACCACCCTTAGTCACACTCTTTACTGAGACAGGACGTACCAGAACATGGAATCCCGGTAACTCAGGTAGCGGACTCGGATCGGGAACCTCCTCCAGATCTGTAACCCAGAGATCATTCTTCAGAGCCACACCCATATTAACTTGTTGCATCTTACTCATTATCCTCCTGATAGATACGTTTTTTAACAATGTTTGTCAGATTATCTCTGGCCCATTCTATCCCAGATATGGAACCGACAATCTGTCGATAATGTGAGTAATCTTCTGCTGAACCATTACCCAATGTAATCTTAAGTTTATTTAATTCCTCGTTAAACTCAACAACGATTTCGTCCCAGATATCCATTAATCGTAGAGAGTACTCTTACGAGACTTCTTTTCTGGTTCTGGCATTTTCCACGCATAGTCATCCCATTCATTCAGAACACTACGTTCACTGAGAATTCCCATAACTTCTTTCTGGAACGAATTGCCGTATGTTTTACTTTTACTCATTACATGTTCCAGATAACCCTTACCCTTCTTCATCATTAGTCATCTCCTTTTGTTGCGATATGGCCATCTTGACAAGAGCATCAAGACCCTTCATATCAAGTTCTTGATTCTCTTTCCTATTTGCCATGAACATCTCTTTCATTATTTGAGTAACTTCTCGCTCATCTTCCTTATTAATTTTAAAATCTTCCAGAGCAATTTTCGCCATAAGTTCCATATCTTTTATTTTTTCTTTACTCTCCCGATCCAAATCGGATTTCTCACGTTTGAACTTATCGGTAGCTCCTATTTTAAGCATATCAAGAATCTGTTCATTTTCCTCAAGCTCAAGTTTCTTATTTTTAAGCTCAAGTTCAGCAGCATTGGTAGCTGTATCGGATTGAATCTTCTGTTTCTCCAGCTCAACTTTAGCCTGTTCCAGAGCAACAAGCTGTTGTTCAGGAGACTGTGCCTGACCCATAGCTTGATTTGCATTCATTATCTGTTGAGC